GAAAGGGAGCAAGCCTCCATCTGCAGCTTCATCGAAATTGAGCACTCTCTTCAATCCTTTTCGCTCCGACAAGAGGATACAGATTCTTTTGAATCTGTCTCTTCTGTGCTTTGGCACAATCTTATTAGTTCTTTTGAACTTAAAGATTGTATTCCTAGGCATGGTCCCGGAGCCACTTCAGAAGGTATTTCTGGAAATCAGAAATATTCCTGGCGTGAGTGGGCGGATCGTCTCGAGCCTTATTTCCCTTTGGTTGATAACGGTTTCCCTCTCGGGATCCCCGAATCGTCAAAGGAGCTCGAACAAGTTACGATTCTATCCACGGAAAATGAACGGCCCGTGCGGGTCGTGCAGGTTCCGAAAACGTTGAAGAGTCCTCGGACTATTGCTATCGAACCTTGTTGTATGCAATTTGCACAGCAAGGAATTCGCGATGTCTTGTATAAGGGCATCGAGTCCTATTGGTTGACTAGAGGCCACGTAAATTTTCGTGACCAGTCTATTAACCAGGAGATAGCTTTAGCCAGTTCGAAAGATGGTCGGTTAGCAACGATCGATCTCTCAGATGCCTCTGACCGTGTTCCACGGACATTGGCTCTCAGTATGTTTCGATCAAATCCCGATTTTCGGGATGCGATTGACGCATGTCGTTCGAACTCTGCGCAACTACCGAATGGTGATGTAATATCGCCACTCTTTAAGTTCGCATCGATGGGTAGTGCTTTATGTTTCCCGATCGAGGCCATGTATTTCTACACGGTATGTGTAGTGGCCTTGCTTCGAGCACATAGCCTCCCTGCAACCCCTCGTAACGTATATAAAGTTACGCGGGATTGTTACGTCTACGGGGACGACATTATTGTTCCCACAGACGATGCGTCTATTGTTCTCGATTACCTGCGAAAATACAATTGCAAGGTAAATGCCAATAAGACTTTCGTGAGCGGAAGCTTCCGAGAGTCATGTGGCACTGATGCATTTGCCGGATATGAGGTAACACCTACATATCTTAGGCAATTACGTCCTGAGAACAAGCGCCAAGCCAAGCAAATTGTCTCATGGTCTAAGACCGCCAACCTCTTTTACTTAAAGGGGTATTGGCGGACTGCCAGCTTTATGTGGAAA